GGCAGCGACGCGGCGACGCCGGCGAGGTCGCCGGCGTCGACGCAGATTTCGAAATGCATTTCGTCATAGCCCTGCAACCAGGACACGGCGCCGGCGACCTCGTCCAGGATCGTGTAGATCGTGCCGATCTGGTCGCTGGTGAACGTGCCCGCCGACCCGTTCGGGTGGTCGGGTGCGTTCCAGTCGATCGCCGTGCCGGACGCGTGGCAGGACAGTTGCGACGGGTTGTTCACGTTCGCCTTGTACGTGTAGCCCCAGCACCAGCCGTTGATGCACGGCTCGACCCTGGTGTGTAGCTGCGTGGCGACGTAGCCGAGCACGGTCGCGACGTCGCCCGATTTCACGCCGCCCGGGAATGGGAACCCGGCGGCGTCGCCGAACGTGACGATCCCGATTTCGTTTTTGTCCGGGCTCGCCGGCCACCCGTTGTAGCTACTGGCCATGATCACGCCGCCACTGGTCCAGCCGGTCGCGGGCGATCCGGGCCGCCTGTTCGGCGGTCAGCAGCGGCCGCGGCGCGTCGTTGTGCGCCGGCGCCTTGCCGCGGCGTTCCTTGCGTAGCCCGGTCAGCAGCGCGAACGGATTGGGCCGGTCGTCGTCGTCGGTCACGGCGTCGCCGCCGGCGCGTACACGGCGGCCAGCCGTTCCCACGACGCCTGGACCGCCGACAACAGGTCGGGATCGGTCACGCCGGCCGCGCCGCCGGCGGCGTACTTGTCGCCGAACCCGGGCGCCGACGCCACGGTCGGGCCGAACACGTTCACGGCGAACCCGGGCCCGTTGCGGATCACGTCGTCGGCGAGCTGGTCGCCGGGCTTCCCCAACGATTCGGTGACCACGCACGCGGCGAGCCGGCGGCCGTAGTCGGGATCGGCGGCCAGCGCGGCCGTGTCTTCGTACGTCATCCTGTTAACCCTTTCCGTTCGTTACTTCCGGTTGCCGATGATGATGAAACGCAGTGTCGCGGCGCCGGTGACGTTGGCCCCGTTCGGGAACTGCGCGAAGAATTCCATGCTGGCCGGGTTGATCCCGGTGACCGACACCACGAACGGGAACGTCGATGACACGGCGTGCGCGTAGATGACCGACGCGAAGACGCCGGACACGTTGATCTGGCACCGGCCGCCGCTATCGAACACGACGGCGAACGATTCGGACAGCATCGCCGCGACCCGGCCGGACCGTTGCCCGACCGTGTTCAGCGGCAGCATAAACGTCGTGCCGGTCGTCTCGGCGAGCGCTTGGATCGCGTTGTCGCCGTCGACCACCTTGTCGGTGCCGACCGGGTACGGCAGACCTTCCGGCGTTGTTGCCATGGTTGTTTTCTCCTTCAGAGTCCGACGCCGCGTAGGTCGTTCCAGGTGATCGCCGGGTCGAACTGGTCCCACTGCCAGGCCGCCGGCAGCTGGTCCCACCCGATCGCGGCGGCGCCCTGCGCGGCGGCCGAGCTGGTGATCAGCTCCAGCAGCCAGGCGCCGGCCGTGTTGGTCAGCCGGGCGCCTTCCAGATACAGCGGCACGTCGGCCCGGGTCGGCGCCGGCGACCACGACGGAACGTCGGTCAACACGATCGGCAACCCGATCCGGGTAGTCGCGTCCAGGATCGTCATCACCAGCGCCAACCCGGCCGGCGTCAACGGGTCGGCCAGCTCGACCCGGTAGGTCAGCCCGCGGATACGCCAGCCGCCGGCGGTCAACCGGCCCAGCAGCGCATCGGCGACGCCCTGCGCGGCCGCCGCGGTCGACAGTTGCGTCGACACCTGCACCCGGCGTTGCCCGGCCGCCGCCTCGGCCGCCGGGTTGACCGCCGTCACGGTCTTGTCGACCGGCTTCACCGGGTCCGGGGTCTGGTCCTTCCACCCGACCGCGACCCGGGTCGAGACGTCGGCGACGTCCTGTTCCCAGTGCACCGGGTCCAGCAGCACGTCGCACGCCGACACGGTGACGGCGCCGGCGGCCGCGGCGTTCGGCACGATCCGGATCACCAGGTCGGCGCCCTGCACCAGCTTCAGCAGCGCCGGCCGGGCGTTGACATCTTCCAGCCGCAGATACGGGCCCGTCGTGAGCGACGTCGCCGACCACAACACGCCGCCGGCGGACTGCGCCAGCTCGGCCAGCAGCCCGGTCGCCGGCTGGTTGTCGACGTCCCGATAGGTGACCGGCAGCGCCGCCGGGCCCGGGTCGACCGTGTATTGCATCTGCTGGCCGGCGGCGGTCAGGATCCGGCCGAACCGGGCGCCCAGCGTTTCGGCGGCCCACGGCGCCGCGCCGACGAACCTGTTCGCCAGCTCGGCCGTGTCGTCCTGCGCGGTGACCTTGACCACGGTCCCGCCGGCGCCGGCGTCCCACTGCGCGTGCAGGTCGGTGATCCGGCCGGTGAAGACCTCGCCGGCCCGGGCGGCGCCGGCGGCCGGCGCCAACACGACCAGGTCGTCGACGTACGTCGCGGCCAGCTCGTCCCACGCCAACGCCGGCGGCACCTGGTCCCACGTCAGCGCCGGCGGCACGTCGTCCCACGACGGGCCGGTCGGGAACACGTCGACGGCCACGCCGAGCCACACACCGGCCGGCGGCGTCACCCGGCCGGCGTGCGTCGACCAGCCGGCGGCCGGGGCGCCGGGCGTCGCCGTGTCGGTCAACACCTGTTCGGTGCCCGGCCACGGCTGCGTGAACGTCACCGGGTGCACCTGCGCCCGGGCGACCGGCGCCAGCGCCGCAGCGACCCGCACAGCGGCCCCGTAGGCCCATGATTGGCCGGGCAGGGTCCGCGGCACCGCGTCCCACGCGCCCGGGTCGTGCGCGGCGGACAGCGGCGCCGGCGGGAAGATCACCCGGACCCGGCGGCCCGGGTCGGTCGGGTCGATCCGGACCGCGTGCGCGCCGGTGTGCGCGGCCGCCGCGGTGACCAGCACCGCGGCGGCGTTCCCGGCGATCACGGACGGCGCCGACCCGACCGCGGCCGCCTCGAACCCCGGGTCGGTGACGGTCGGAACGGTCGGGTCCGGGTAGATCACGGCGTCGGCCCGGACCTGGACCCGGGCGCCGATCCGTAACCGGCTGGTGAACCGCTCACCGCCGGGCCGGTCGAGCACGGTGAACGCGCACGACGCCGGCGACGGCTGGTCGATCGTGGTGTCCCGGCCCCACGACACCGATAGCCCGGTCAACGCGACCGGGTCGGCGTCGACCTCGGCGGGTTGCCCATCGGCGTAGCGGACGCCGTCGATCCACAGCACGCACGCCGGCGGCGCCGAGACCGGCGCGGTCACACGATCACCGGGCCGGACCGGCGGCCGCGGCCGCGCAGGATGGATTCGATCTGCCGGCCGCCCGCGTCCGGGTCCAGCGCGCCGTTCACGACGATGGAAATACCGCCGCCGGACGATGTGCCGGCGGCGGCCCGCGGCGCGGCAAGCGACCGCGCCAGGCTCGGCGACGTCGCCGCGGCCGCGACGACCGGGCCGGCCGACGCGACGGCCGGGATCGCCGCGGCGGCGTTGCCGGCGCCGGTGATCTTGTCCCACAGGTTGCCGACCCACGACAACGCCGATTGAATCCCGCCGACCACGGCGTCGATCGCGCCCTTGACGTTGTTAATGATTCCCATGATCGCGCCGAGCGCCGCGGACGCCGCCGACTGGATCGGCCCCCAGATCGCTTGGCCGGCCGATCGGATCGTGTTGAACACACTGGTGATCGCCGCCGACATGGTCGAGACGAACCCGCTGATCGCGCTTGTCACGCTGGACGCGATCGAACTCAGCGCCTGCCAAGCACTCTCGCCGGCCGAGCGGATCGAATTCCACGCGGACACGATCCCGCCGACGATCCCGGACACGACCGACGCGATCCCGGCGACGACCGACGCGACCAGCGAGCTGATCGAATTCCAGACCGACGCCGCGGCCGACCCGATCGCCGACCAGACATTGCGGACCGTGTCGCCGGCCGAGCTGATCGCCGAGCTGATCGCCGACACGACCGACCCGACCAGCGAGCGGATCGCGTTCCACGCGGTCGACGCGGCCGAGCTGATCGCCGACCAGGCCGCGGTCGCGGCGCCGGCGATCGCTTCCCACATGCCCATCACGAAATTGCGGAACGCTTCACAGTTGTTCCACAGCAGGATGATTCCGGCGATCAGCGCGACCACGGCGATCACCACCAGCAGCACCGGGTTAGCCGCCATCACCGCGTTAAGGGCGCCCATCACCGCCGTGAACCCGGTCGTGATCCCGGACGCGACGGTCTGGATCGCGGTCCAGGCCGCGGTCGCCGCGGACGCCACGGCCAGCGCGGCGTTCACGATCAGCACCGCGGCGGCCAGCCCGCCGATCACGCCGGCGAGCACCAGCACCAGCGTCGAATTCTCTTGCATGAATTCGCCGACCGATTTCAGCACGCCTTGCAGCGCCGTGTACGCCGGCAGCAGCCCTTCACCGATGGCGGCGGCGGCGTTTTCGTTCGTCGCGGCGGCCCGGGCGGCGCTGCCCTCGGCCGTGTCGGACTCCCGGGCGAACGTGCCGGCCGATTTCGCGGACTGTTCGGTCGCCAGCGCCAGCACGGCTTGCGCCTTCGCCGTCGCCGCCGCCGACCCGGTGAGCTTGTCGGTGCCATCGGCGGCCATCTTCGCGTTCACCGCCGATTGGGACAGCGCCAGCCCGTACCGCTCGGCCGGGTCGGCCTCGCCGCGCAGCGCCGAGCCGAGCGCGTTCACGGCGTCCGCGGTCGAGCCGCCGAACGTCGCGGCCAGGTCGGCGCCCATGGTGATCAGGTCGCCGGTGTTGGCGGCCGCGGTTGCCTGGTCGACGCCGAGATTCTGGAGCTGCGCGCCGATCCCGGCCGCCATCTGCTGATAACTGGACTCCGACAACCCGGCGGCGTCGGCGGCGGCCGCGGCCCACCCGTTGATCACGCCGGCCGATTCGCCGAACACACTGTTAACGGCGCCGACCGATTGTTGCGCGGCGCTGGCCGCGTCGACCGCCGATTTACCGAACGCCGCGACGCCGGCGACGGCGATCGTCGCCGGCACGGCCAGCGTTTCCACGCTGGACTTGAACCGGTCGGCCGAGCTGGCCGCCCGGTCGATATCGGCGCCGGCCCGGGCGGCGTCGACCGCGATCCGGACCAGCAGCTCGATTCCGCGTGCCATCGTTCACCGCCTCGCGTTGCGTATCGCGTCCGCCTGGTCGGCGAGCACGTCGACCACGGTTGCCAGCACGTGATCGGACTCGCCGCGCCACTGCGCCGGCGCGGTCGACGTCGCGACCGCGATTTCCACGATCAGCCGGGAACGACTCCCGGCCGGGTAGGGTCCGCCGGCGGCGAATCCACGTTCACGATTTCCAGCGTCGTCGCGCGGAACGACTCCCACGTGACATCATCGCCGATCACGCCGGTGCGCCGGCTGGCCGCCCACGCCAGGAACGTCAACCAGCGGAACGGCGCGTCGCCGGGCCCTTTCCAGCGGTGCGTCGCCGCCGTTTCCTCATACAGCAGCAGGTCGGGGTTATAGACCTGGACCGTGTACGGGTCGCCGGCCGCCGGCACGACCCGGATACGGGGGATCGTCAGCCCGGACCGGGCGACCGGCACGTCGAACGGGCCGTCCGGTAGCTCGACCGTGGTTTCCGGCACCGGCACCAGGTTGCGCGATTGCGGGCCCATTACTTGCCTCTCACTTGACCGACCGCGGTATCGACCGCGTCGAAATAGATGGATTCAACCGGCGGCGCCGACTCGTCCAGCGCCGACGTCAACGCCAGCGACGGCGTGATGCCGTGCGCCGACCACCCGAATTCCTGGACGCCGGCATAGACCAGCGGTGAGCTGATCGTCACGCCGCCGCCGGTGACCAGCGGCCCGAACGACGCGGCCAGCGCACCGGTTTTCCGGCGGGCCCGGGCGGCCGCCGCCCGGGCGACCTCGGCGCCGGCCGCCTGGTGCGCCGTCGTGAGGTTCTGCAGCTCGGCGGCGAGCGCGTGCATGGTGCGGGCGAACTGTTCGCCGCCGACCAGCTCGACCGTGCCGCCGCTCACACCGGCGCCGGCGTCGGCGGCGGGATCTTCGCCCGCTGGATCGGCGTGTTGATCCGCATCACCGCCGTTGCGCCGCCGGCGTAGGTGTAGGTCACGTCACCGCTGATCGTGAACTCGAAATCGCTGGTCAGCGTGTCGCCGTACTTGTCGGCGCCGAAATCAAGCGGGTCGATGATCAGCGTGCCGGCCGCCGACGTGCCCTCGGCCGTGTTCGGCACGAACACGAAATCCTGTTCGCTGCCCGGCTGCGCCCACGACAACGCGAACAACCCGGCGGCGCCGGCGTCCGGGTCGATATCCACGTTCCCGGACAGTTTCGCCGTGTAGGTGATCGACCCGGGAACCTTTGTCCCGCATAGCTTCTGCGTTTCGTCGCCCTCGTTTTTCGTCGGCGTGATGCGGGCGCCGTTGACCAAGCAACTCACGTCGATTTCCGTGCCGGTCGCGCCGATCGTCAGCGTGCCGGGTCCGAGTACGGGCATGGTCAGCTCTCCTTAACGGTTGTGCGTGGTTGGCGGACCCGTTCGGTCCAGGTCAGCCGGTACGCCGGCAGCGGCGCCGCCTGTTCGGGCACCAGCAGGCTCGCCGGCTCGCCGCGCACGGCGGCGAACTGGAGCGCCGCGGTGACGTCGTCCAGCAGGTCGCCGAGATTGACCAGGTCGACGGATCGGCCGGCGGCGCCGGTCACGGCGTAAATGGTGAACTCGGCGTCGAAATCGTTGCGGGCAAACCGCCAAGTGATCGGCGGCGGCGCCACGAACACGCACGGCGGGTTGATGTCCCGTTCGTCCAGGGTCGCCCGGATCCCGACCGCGATCAGCCGGTCGACAACGCCCTGGACCGCGTCGGCGACGTTCACCCGACACCGGGCAACGCCCATAACCCGGTGCGCAACGCCCGGGCGATTTCCGGGTCGTACCGCGACACGTACGTGACGGATTCGCCGAACGATTCGACGCCGCCCGGCGAATTCCGGCGGCGGACCAGCCGCGCGGCGAGCATCACCGCCGCCTGGTAGACCTCGGCGTCCGGGTAGTAGCCGCCGGCGACCGCCGCGGTGATCCGGCCCCGGGCGTCCCGGCCGGCCGGCGTCGGCGCGGCGACCTGGTCGGGTCGGGCCCGCTGGACCTGCGGCTCGACCGCCGCGGCGCACCTGGTCACCAGGTCGTCGTCGGCCGTGTCGGCGCCGGCTAGCCGCAACTGTTCCTTGACGTCGGCGACGGACAACCAGGTCGGCTCATAGGCTGGCATCGGCGGTTAGGGGATGGTCGCTACGGACACGGTCACGATGCCCAACGGGTCGTTGATCAGCTCGGCGGAGTAGCCGAACACGCCGACGTCGATCCCGCCGTCCGCGACGTCGACCGCCCGGACGTTGAACGGGTTACCGCGCGGTGTGTACTGCGTCGCCGCCCGCCGGTCGCCGGCCGTCACGGTGCCATCGGGCAGCGCGACCGACTCGAAAATCTTGATGCCGTTCACGTTCCCGTTCGACCCGTTCGGCGTCGCGGCTAGGTCGACCGCCGACGTCGACGCCAGCCACCACGGCGCGTCCGCCGTCGTGATCGACAGATAATCGCCGAACAGGTCGGACGCCAGCGCCACGAACGACACCGACGCGCCGGCCCGTTTCAGGGTCTGCGCCGCGACGGTCACCGCCTCGATGACGTTTACCGCCGGCGTCGCGACGACGGTTGCCTCGGCCAGGATCGCCGCGCCGATCGCCGCGTCCAATTTCTTGGCGTAGTCCTGCGACACCAGCCGCAACCAGGTGTTGATCACGGATTCGTCGCCGAAATCCATCCAGATACGGTCAAAATCGGCGCCGACCGCGTGCCGGTGCGCGGTGACGTCGACCGGGCCGAACCCCAGCGCGCCATCGGTCGGGATCGGTGCCTTGTCGCCGGCGTACGGGGAAATGACCGGGCCCGGCGGAACCCGCTTAAACCCGGTCAGCCGCATGGACGTGAGCGTCGCGGTGCTGATCGCGTTCGCCCAATCCAGCTGAACGTATTCGGGTGTCCACAGCTCGCCGAGCCACTGCGGCGGCGACGTGTTCGCCGACCCGGTGCTGGTCGGCGTGATGTTGGCCAGCGCGGCGTTCAACGCCGCCGCGGTGCGGCCGCCGTCGACGTACTGCGCGGCGAGCTGCGCGGCCGCCTGGTCCAGGGTGAGGGTCTGCGGCCGCCGCCGGCTGGCCGTGAGCGCGGCCGGCGCCCGCGCCGCGCGGGTCGCCG